CAGGCATGACTGTAACCGTTCTGGTAGCCATCTTTCTTTCTTTTCGATAATCTTTCAATGAAATATTTGCAGCGATTACTAACATAACTGCGAGAGGATCGAACACAAAAATGAGAAGAATGATAATCCAACGCACAGCCTCTTCAAGTTGTGTTTCACTTACTTCATCATAAATCATACTTGCAACATATCGAATCGGCCCAACCTCTACCATTGCAAGGTTCAATTGGTTTTTCAATTCATACTTATTATCTGCCAAACCATCTATTTCCGTTTCTAATCCTTCTATCCTTGTTTTCAGAAGCGATGTTTCATTGTCCATCTCTCCTATTTTTCTCAATCCTTTACTGATTGCACCAAGTTCAATATACCTTTGAAGTGCTTGATCTAGAGTATCTAATCTTCCTTGATATCTGTTTATTTGAGTATTTCGTTGTCCTATCTTGAGATCAATTCTTTCAATTCGTTCTTCCAGTAAAGTTGTAGGACTTGATTGTTCAATATGTGCTCGTGCCAAGAATCCAAAAATACCTAATGATGTTATAAACATCAATACAATTACTGATATTATAAAATAAGACCGAATTGATATAGGACTCGTTTTCCAATTCTGGAATGTCCATGATGCAACAACCAGTTTTCCTATTTCAAGGACTATCCCCATAATAGCAATTGCAAGTTTTGCGCCTGCTAAGATTGCCATTAATCCGACTATTGAGTAATATGCGGCCACCGTTGAAATTGCAAGTGCAACCAATAGTGTTAAAAGACCAAAAAACATTCGTTCTCATCCGAAAAAATCTTCAAGTGTTGATATATGTTCTGTGTTCCATCCAACTGCACCCATTACTGAAGACATGGGTTCGATGAATGCTTTTTGAAATTGCAAATCATAATCGATGTATTCTTTCAAACCAAACTCTTCGGGTAATTGATTAAGAATTGCAATTACTGTATCTCCAACAGGATTTGGTTTCTTGAGATATGCAAACTTAATTTTCTCTCCATCTTTTATAGTAGGATAAGAGTTAAGTAAATTCTTATCCTTCAACAATTTATTATAAATCAATGCACCCTTTACATGAATTGGCGAACCTTTAATATACAATTGGGCCGCATCATGATACTTCGTTATTCCCCGAACAGAACGAGGAAAAAATATATCCTCTGCTTCTAATGTCCGAAACTCTTCTCTGAACTTATCAATATAATTTATCGCATCTTCTTCTGTACCATTCATGATAATATTAAAAATCCCCTTCATTTTTTCTTTGCACGCTGCAGGGGTAGAAGATCGAACTGATTCAATTCCCATAACTTTGAGTTGTGGGTTTTCATATCGAACACCTTCTGCATCATACACATTCATAATGTAACGTTTCTTTGCAGTCCAAAGTGCTCGGTCTGCAATATTTTCACGTTTCATTACCATCTTTTGATCGTATGCATTTACATATTCAGCAAGTTTCTGATAAGATTTATCTATGATTTTTTCCATTTGTTCAGAACAAACTTTATCTAAAAAATCAACTACCTTATTTTTATCATCAATCGTATCTCCATAAACTTTTTTTACCAAATCATCCATACAAATATAAACCGAATCTGTATCAACCGCTACAACATAATCTTTTTCTTCTTCTGGTTTCAGTACTTCATTCAAGTATCGATTGATTTCTTTTTCGATCCATTTAATTGAAAGTTGTCCAGATGTTGTAACAGCCTCTGCAATTCGTTGGTCAAAATAACGAAAATGTTCATTTCCCATTGCACCAAAAGCAGAGTTAAGTGTAGTCTTTAGATTGTTCTGCATATTATGATACTTAGAAATCAGTTTATATAATTCTACTCTCTTATCTCCATCCTTTTCCTTCTGCAACTTTTTCTTGGTTGCAATCATCTTTTTCTTATACTTTACACGATTATTATAAATGTCCTGCATCATCTCTGGCAGAAATCCCTGTACATCCTTTCGATAAAATTCATTGTTTGGAGTATAAGTAAGATTGTATTTTTCCAAACCATCCAATGATTGTGTTTGATCAAGCAATCCACTTACACCCGGCCGATCATCTTTAATCTTTTGTAATTCTTTAGGCAATTCATCTGTAATCAATGTTTCGGGACTCAAATTGTATTGCATTATCAAATGTGGATACAAAGAGTTCAAATCAAAATTCACAACCCATTCATGAATTCCTATGATTGGTTCTTTAACAAATGCACCTTCAAAGTTTGAAGATTTACTAGCATGCTTCTTTGGTGGAATAACAATATTTTTCCTGAGAAGATTATTGAAAATTAAGGTATCCCACATCCGAACTTGGCCGAATGTATTTCCATAATTCACTTTGCAAAGATATGCAAGTGCAACTAACATTTCAAGCAATTTTAATTTACTATCTAATTCTTCAACTAATTCTACATCTTTGATATTATATTCTATGAACTTCTGATAATCGTTTTTGTAAAGAAGATGAAGAGAACCTTGTTCAGAGTAATCAAGTTTACGTTCTCCCAATTCCACAAATGCAATATGATCAAGTCGATATGACTCTTGATTAGTATAAGTAAATTTACGATACATTTGTAAATAATCAAGTATTTCTACACCAATTATGTTATACGCTTGAAGTTCTTTTCCACCCATTCCAAACATTGTATACGCATGAACTTTTTTCCAAGGCGAAAGTAATCGAAATGGATTCTTCTTTTCATCAAATAGCCGTTTTGCACGATTGACCAAATATGGAATATCAAATGTTTCTATGTTCCATCCTGTAACAATATCTGGCGATTCCTTATCCCATATTTCAAAGAACTTTTGAAGTAATGCTCGTTCACTATCGAATCGAAAATAGAAAACATTCTCCCTATCATGAACAAACTCACCTCTACCAAAAACATAACATTTACGATCTATTTTAATTGTAATTGCAGTAACTTCTTCAGTTGCATTATCAATATCTGGAAATCCATTTTCTGAGGCCACCTCTATATCAAGATATGCAATACGAATCTGTGAGAACTCATATTCAATATGTTCTTCTGGAAAATATTCTGCAATAAAAGAAAACTCAAATTTGTCATTGCCGTAAATATTGAAGTTGTCAACTTCTTTGTACTTACGAATGAAATCTCGGCACTCTCTCATATTGCCAGGTTGGATTTCTCCAACTGGTTTTCCTTCAAGAGTCCGAAATTTTGTTTTTTCTTTGGTAGGAATATAGAGTGTTGGTTTATACTCTACACGATCTTTGAATCGTTGGCCATCATTAGAGATGCCACGGAATAAAATATTATTTCCCAGGCGGTGTACATTTGTATAAAAACTCATCTATTCTTTTTTATCAAAATCGTGATACTTAACATAATCAACGTTTAATTCATCTAACTTATTATAACATATTAAAATGTGTTTGTCAATCCAATTCTTTTTTGCATTGAATTGTCCGGCAACAAATAGAAATTGTAAATATATTAACCATATGTATTTCATGGTTTCCTTAATTTTTCATTTACTCACAAATCCATTCTTATATACCACACCACTTTTAGTTTTAAGTGCAGTAAGTATTTTTCTACGATTTCCCATCAAATTGTAACTACAATGTACCCATCCACTATTCGGATCAACACCATCATAAAACTCTAAGATGATTTGATCAAAGTCCAAATTCTTAGTAATCCACAACGCAAGATCTGGATTCGGTGTGGAAAAAGATTCAAAATCTGAGGCCTGGCCATTACAATGCTGACTTGTTTTAGACCCGCCCACTTTTGCATTAAGTGTAGGACTTCTATAGCCAGAATTAATTGTAATTACACCAAACTTATCTCTAACAGGTTGCAAAATATGTATTGCAAGATGTGTTAGATTTACAAGATGTATTAAATTAGGTGAGTTGTCCACACCTAATCGTTCTGCCGTAGCACTCTTCACCATTTCTGAGAGTGCAAAGTTCTTTGATATTCTTACTATGTCAGCCATATTACGCCCCTTTCTGAATATCAACAGATCCAGTTGTAGGATCATATGAAACTGTAAAGGTTACTTCTATTGGTTTAAGTGTCCCATCTGCCTTAATTATAGGTAACTTACCTTCAACAGCACCCATCAATGCATCTTTAGCATTTGAGAAAGTATGTGAAGGATCGGCCTTTATAACTTTATCTAACTCTTTTTTTGCAGCATCTGGAAGTAAATCATCTATCATACTTTCAACGTGCTCGGTTGCTAAATCTGTTGCCTTGTCTACGACAAGACTAGAAATAACATTGAATAATAATAACGGTAACATTATTTTCTATCTCCTAATCCAGTATTATATTTTTGGATGATATAGGAACGGACTAAGCCACTTCTGACTATATCACCAATATCAAACTCACATGAATAGAATTCTTTCATTTCGTTGATAATTTTTATAAACTGACCTAATCCAGCCTTTTCTGCATCATCTCTTAGGTCTGTTTGATCAAAATCTCCTGAGAACATGATCTTGGACTCCTGACCAACTCTGGTCATAATGGTATCCAACTCATGGAAGTTTAGATTTTGACATTCATCTACAAGAACAATAGCATTGTCTAACGTAATTCCTCGTAAGAAGGATGTAGATAGAAATGCAACATTTCCTTGTTTTTTTAATTCTTCATACATCATGTCAAACTGTTCCTCTGAGGAAAGTTTAAACATAAGCCGTAGCATATTGTCATACGGAACTTGGT